GTGTTTTATTGTTTTTTTATTGTTTTTTTGTTTTTGTTGTATTGTAAGTTTTTGTTAAAAATGGATAATAGGATTGTTTTGCTAATTTTAGGATTTTTGTTTGTGATTTAAGTCACAGTTTTTATTATTTTGTTGTTTGTTGTTTTTGTTTGTTGTGTTGATTAACCCCAGCCACACTTCGAAGCCACCAAGAAGTAGCCTCGCGTAGCAACAGTAAGCTGACAGCATGTGACTGCTAGTGACTGCTACCGCTACTCAGCGACAACGAGAGCTTTTGGGGTGAGCGAGCTTGGAAGCACCGAAGCGACTGAGAAAATGACATTTATTACCATGTGGATAACTACTTGTGGATAACTCATATAAGGAAGCTGTGGATAAGTGAGGTATGTGGATAAGTGTTGTTAGCAGTCGTATTGAGTGAGTGCTAATAATAGGTTGTGGATAACTGTTTAGCTTCCTCTGTGAGTGCATGTAGTAAGCTAGAAGTGACCATGTTAGTGGGCTAGTAGGTTGTGTGTAGGCGTGTGAGTTTCGTTTTTAGATACTTTGTGAGATGTGGATAAGTATGTGGATAAGTAGCTGTGGATAACTATGTGTGTGCTTGTGGATAACTTGGTTATGCCAAAGCTTCCTCTGTTTGTGTGGTAGAGTGTGGGTGGTTAGTGGCTTTGAAGGCTGTGGATAAGTTACCGAAGCTTCCTTTGTGCTTGTGGATAACTGCTTGTGGATAACTACCTGTGGATAACTTTTCAGCTTCCTCTATGTCTGTGGATAAGTTCCTGTGGATAACTTGTGGATAAGTATACGGTAGGGGGGTATGGGGTATTTGGGCTGTGGATAAGTCGGCTACACCCTCTATATTTTTTCAAGGCAAAAACAACCTCCAATAAGCCAATTTTTACCATATAGAAAAAACAACTTGAATAAAACAACACTAAGCACAATATAGTTGAGGTGATATAATATGTCGAATGACAACGAACCAAAAGAACCAAAAGAACAAGAAAACAATAACGAATCAAAAAACAATCAAAACAAATCCAAGCTACAAGAACATTTAGAGCTACTAGAAAACAGTGACTCAACAAACGACATATTAAAAAAACAATCAGTAAAAAAGATAGTAGATAAGTCTAATAAAAAGAAAGAAGCTAGAAATGAAATACAAAGAGCTAAAATAAAAGTTGACAAAAATGTTTTGGCTGAAATAAGTATCATTGCGAACCGTCAAAAGCAGGAGGAGCAAAGGAAGAAAGAACTTCAAAAGCGAAAAAACAACACCATTAAAAAGAAAAAAGAAGATTTGGAAAATTTCCTGAACAACTCCAACATCAAGAAAAACCACACAAAGCGAGTTACTTCCGACGGTGTAGAATACAAAGCTATCGACCACCTAGCCATACAAAGGGAAGAAGAAAGACAAGCTGAAATATCCCTTCAAGAGCTTACAGATAAAGAACGAGAGATGATAAAATTATCTTGGGAAAAGATTAGAGATTATGGAAAAGTTGCAGAAATTTATAACGTGAAAAAAAGTACCGTTGAGTATTTAATAAGAAGAGATGAACACAAGGTTAAATTATACGAGAAAGAAATAAAAGAAAAAGAAGATGCTGTACTTAGTATGGTTGATGAGAACTTCGGTAAAATGAAGAACGTATTCTCAACATACCTTGACGAAGCCAACAGTAAAGATAGAATTGAACGAACCGAATTGAGAGACTTAATGAAGGTTTGGGATATAGTTGCCGACAAGATATACAAAATAGAAGAAATGAAGAACTCTAAACAAAGGCTAGAGATTGAGAAAATGAAGATGGCATTTAATGCCGAGAAGATACAATTGGAGCGTGAGAAGTTGAAGGCTTTGAGTGAACAGAAGAAAACAATCGACCCTTTAAACGACCTAAAGAATATGTTTTTGGACTTGTCTTCCCCAATAGATGTGGACATTAAAGATGAGGAGGAATAACAATGGCTTCAAATCCTTCAAATGAATCAACCAAAACAAATAAGACAACTAAACCAACGATAAAATTTTCTGAAAAACAAAAGAGAGCATTTCAACAGTGTAATAAAAGAATAAATATTCTAGAAGGTGCGGTTAGGTCGGGTAAAACCTTTATTGGTTTCTACATTTGGCTTAAGTATATATTTACAGCACCTGAAGGGGACTTACTTATGGCAGGTAAGACATTATCTACCTTAGAAAGAAACGTATTAAAAGCCAAAGGTGGCATATTCGACCTACTTGGTGAGGGGAATTACAGATATTTAAAGAATCAAGGTATACTTTACACCGCAGGAAGGACAATATATTGTATTGGTGCGAACGATGAGAAGTCAGAAAACAAAATTCGTGGTATGACTATAGCGGGTAAACTCATTTAAAATGTGCTCGCTGTCGAAGTAATTCGATATAAATAAACCCTTTTAATTCGGTGAAACTCCAAATTATTTTGGACAATACCGAGCCAAGACTTGTGTCATTTAGAAAATATATTTAGAAAATATATTTAGTGAATACAAGTAAGGTGTAACGACCAGTCGAAAGACGTACACTCAAGTGAGTGGAAATGGAGGGCTCCTAGAAATAGGATGAAGATATGGTCTAATCTTATAGGTAACTATAAGCCGTTGAAATACGACATACGATTAACGACCGTATGTGAATACAAGGCATTTTGCGATGAGGTGACATTATACCCTGAAAGCTTCGTTAATCAGTTAGATGCTAGATGCTCCATAACTGGTTCGAAATTATTCTTCACTTGCAATCCCGATTCACCAAATCACTACATAAAACAAAACTATTTGGATAAATTGATTGATGGTTATCATAAAAATATAGCGGTATATTCGTTTTTAATGGAAGATAATCCTGCACTTAGCAGAGATTATGTAGACCATTTAAAAACATTGTACACTGGTGTATTCTATCAACGCTTTATAATGGGTTTGTGGGTACTTGCAGAGGGTATTATATATCCAAACTTTGATGTAAACACACATGTTATTTCACAGACCCAATTACCTACAAGATTTGACTCATATTATGTTGCTTGTGACTATGGTATAACAAATCCACATGTGTACTTACTTATTGGGCAAAAAAGAGAAGGTGCAGTGATAAAATCATACGTTATAAAAGAATATTATAATGATGATAAATCGGGTAATAAAACAGATGTGACATTGTATAACGACTATATGAAGTTTGTACAAGGCTATCATATACAAAGTATAATAATTGACCCATCGGCTGCAAGTTTAATTAATTATTTTAAATCGAGAATGCTATATCCAAAACCAGCAAACAATGATGTGTTGGAAGGCATATCGAATGTAAGCATAAAATTGACTAATCAAGAGTTATATATCACACAAGAGACTTGCAAAAAATTAATAGCTGAATTTAATACATATATTTGGGATTGCGATAAAAGTAAGTTGGGTTTAGATGTACCATTGAAGGAAAATGACCACTGTCTAACAGGAGATACTTTAGTTGATACTGTAGATGGACAAATACCAATAAGAGATTTAGTTGGTAAGGAAGGATTGGTACATTGTTATGATGAAGTTAATCAAAAAGCAACAATTTCAAAATTTAAAGACGTAAGACTTACACGAAAAAAAGCACAAATATATGTGGTGGAATTAGAAGACGGAAGAACAATAAAAGCAACAGGTGACCATTTAATACTAACTAAAAGGGGTTGGGTTGAACTTTTAAATTTAACTTGTGAAGATGAAATAATTGATATTGGAGGTGTATAATTTGTTTGTTATTTATGATGAAATTAAATTCAATAAAGACAAAAAAACAGGATATTATCTTTCAAATAGAAAGGTGAACGGTACTAGAATTAGATTGCATCGATATGTTTGGATTAAGTTTAATGGAGGAATACCAAAAGATTATCACATACATCATATTGACCACAACAAAGACAACAATGACATATCAAATTTAATTTTAATAAGTAAACAAGAACATAGTATACACCATGGAAAAAACAATGTGGAAAAAATGAGAATTATGGCTGAAGAAAATAGACATTTAACTAAAGAATGGCATGGTAGTTTAGAAGGTAAAGAATGGCACAAACAACATTATGAAAATGTGAAAGATAAAATGCACATTAGATTAATTAAGAATTGTTTATGTTGTGGTATAGAATTTGAAACAAATAGTCACGGTAAGTTTTGTCACAACAATTGCAAATCAAAATACAGACGTAAATTAATTAGGGAGGGATTTTTATTAAAGTGAAATGTGTAACTTATATTGGCGAAGAAGACGTATATAATATGGAGGTTGACATACATCACAATTTTAGTATAAATAAGGGTCTAATTGTACATAATTGCTTGGATAGTTTAAGATATTATATTAATACTATACTTCCTATAAGAAAATCTGGTGGTGTTATGGTTGTAAATATTTAAGAAGGTGATTAAAAATGGCTTGTGGAACAAAGAAGAAAAAGAAGAAAAAGAAGTGAAAGGATGTGATTGAATGTCTTATATAACCGACCTTAGTTTTTTAAGTATAGGAAAAACTTTCCCTCCAACATCTCAAGCAGAAAGATTAGATAGTTATAGAAAAAATAGGGAATTATACGACGGTGAACATCTTTCGGTATTTAAAGAGCAATTCAAGAGAATTGACAGGGTTATAAGTAATTTTTCAGAGATAATTAACTATGCAACAATAATAAATTATCCGAAAAAAATATCACTAAAAACCGCAGACTTAATTTGTGGTGAAAAACCTAGATTCTTAGCTGGCAAACAAGGAAGTAAAGAGCAACAAAGCATTAACAAAATTGATAAAATAAACGATTTACAATCATTAGCGTATAGCTTGATACTAGATGTTTCTAGATATGGTGATGGTCTGTTATACGTTAAAAAGGACAGCAATGGCGTGGGTAAAATCACAATAGCAAGACCAGAGTTTTGGATACCAGTTGTTTATGCTGAAGATATTAAAGAGATTCAATATCATGTATACGCTTGGACAATCGATATAGCTTCTGATTCCAATCTATTTGGCATACAAACATCAGGACAAAAATATTTGGTTGTACAAATTCATGGTAAAGGTACAGTCTCAACAGTTAAATATTTAATTGAAACAAGTTATAATGGCTCAACAATAAAAAGTGTAGTTGAACCTATGCAAACTTACAACACTGGTTTGAATGACTTCGCAATCATACATGTTCCGAATGTTTTAACTTCGGATTGTGTAACAGGTGCTTCAGATTACAATGATTTGGATAGTATAGTATCTGAAATAGAAGTTAGATTGTCTCAAATATCAAAAATATTAGATAAACACGCAGAACCTAGCATAAGTGGCTCAGCTAGTGCGATAACAGTTAACCCAGTAACAGGTGAGAATGAATTACACATGGGTAACTACTTTATAAGAGATAGAGAAGACCCACCAATAGAGTACATCACTTGGGAAGCACAACTAGACGCTAACTTTAAATTATTAGAAAAATTGATGGAAAGTCTCTATGCAATTAGCGAAATTTCACCGATTTTGTTTAATGATATAAAAAATTTCAAACAAGATGCACCTTCTGGAACAGCTTTGAAACGTATGATTGCACCAACGATTGCTAAAGTTAACAGAATAAAAATGAAACTAACACCAGCTATAATAAAAGCAATTCAGTTAGTTAGTCAATTGGGTGGCAAAGAAATTACCGACTTAACGGACACAGATATAAATATAGCTTGGCGAGATGGTTTACCTGGTGACCCAATGGAGAGCGCACAAATAATGTCAGTCAGAACAGCAGGGAAACAAACTATATCGGTATTAACTGCATTGGAAACATTTGACGAATTGAGTGTTGAAGCCGCAGAAGAAGAACTACTTAGAATAGAAGACGATATAGAAGACGCTCAAGAAATGGCTATGGAACAAATGGATAGCAGAGAAGTTGACAGCTCGGGGAAAGAAAATATGCCTGACACAGAAAGCAAAGACAATTCAAAATAATAAATCGGCAAGAAGCCGT